GCCAGCACCTGCGCGGCTCCTGCCCCACCGACCCCCTCATCATTACCTTCGGCGCCGACATCGGCCAAGACACCCAACACTGGGCAGCCGTCGCATGGGCCGCCAACGGCACCGCATTCGTCATCGACTACGGCACCGCCACCGGCATCGAAGACCTCGAAGGCATCGCCACCTCGCTCAAATACCAGACCCCATCCGGCCGCGAAGCCACCGTAGCCCACGGCATGCTCGATTCCGGCTACAACACCGGCACCGTCTATGGCCTTTGCTGGAAGACCCAAGGCTTTCTCTATCCCGCCAAAGGATCCAACGCCAACATGGGAACCGTCTCCGAATCCATCTTAAAAGACTACCCCGCCCTGCCTCTCTACACCGTCAACGAATGGTGGTCGAAAGTCTGGCTCTTCAACGGAAAAATCAAACACCGCTCCGCCCCCTTCCTGTGGTTCCCCAAAGACTCGGACGACACCTTTCTCCGCGCCTTCATGGGCCAGCGACCCGACGACAAAAAAGGCCGACGCGAATGGCGCAAAGTTCCCAACGATCACTTCGCCGACGCCATCCGATTAAACCACGCCATCGTCCACCGCCTCCTCCTCGCCGGAGCGATCACATTCGAGAAAAACTGATCTGCCTTTGACACGCCCGCCGAGGCGTGACCGACCTCGACAAAATCAGCGGCGTTAAATCCTACCTCCGCCGCACCAAGACCACCGCCGAACTCCAGGCACTCGCCGACGCCGCGTTCCTCTCCGCCTCCGAGGAAGTCACGATCACATCCATCAGCGGCGACGGCACCGCCTCAAGCGGACAGGTCAGTTTCCCGAAGTGGCTCCTCCTGCAAGCCCTCGAAGAAATCCTCTCCGAAGGTCCGAACGGCCGCCAACTTTTCAACATCGCCGACCGCTCCCGCTACGGCACGATGATTTGACACGCGCCCTCGGGCGTGTCCGCGAAATCAAAAAAATCAAGTTGGGGAGGAACTCGCCCCGGAGCAGGCCGCCCCCGCAAGCTCGACGCCAAAGCCGCCGCGTTCGAGGCCGCCCAGCCCTCTCTGAATCGTGGCTTGATTTGGGTCCCGACGACCGACCCGAAGCGCGAACTCACCGCGCACAGCCGACTTGAAATCCTCAAGGTCTCGCGCTGGCTCTACAACAACGCACCGCAGGCCACCTACATCGTTGAGCACCTCGCCCAGCGCGCGATCGGCACCGGCATCGTCGTTCAGCCCAAAACCTCGAACACCGAGTGGAACAAAAAGGTCGATCAGTATTTTGAAGACCGCAACTGCGCCGAGGCATGGGCATTCGACGCCGGAGCGCAGGTCAATTTTTACACCGCGCAAAGTCTCATTCTCCGACAGGTCGCCATCGACGGCGACTTTTTCGCGCAATTTCTCCAGACCAAAGAAGGCGCGGCCCGCGTCCGATTCCTCGGCGGCGAGTCCATCGGCGGTGCCGGATCCTTCGCCACCGATTCGCACGACGGCGTCATCCTCGACCGCTACGGCGCGCCCGTAGCCTACACGCTCAACAGCGAAGACGGCCTCCGCGTCCCAGCCGAAGACATCCTGCATTTCCGCCACATCCGCCGCCAAGGCCAACCCCGTGGCGTCTCGTGGTTTCACTCTGCCGCCGCCAACCTCCGCGACATCTCCGAAATCAACGGATTCGTTAAGGGCGCGTATAAGGCCGGCGCTCAGATCGGCTACATGGTGACATCCACCGAAGTCGCCAAGATCGGCCTCGGCGCTGGCATGAAGACGACCAGCAACGAAGTCGGCGACCTCACGACCAGCGACCTCCCGAACGGCATCCTCCTCCCGCGTCTCAAGCCAGGCGAAAAGCTCGAAGCCTTCAAGAACGACATTCCCGGCCAGACCTACGAAGCCGTCATGCGCGCCCTCCGCTCGGATGTCGCCTTCGCCATCGGCCTGCCGCCCGAAGCCATGATGGTCAATGTCGGCCTCGCAGGCACCGAGCAACGCGCCGTTTTGGAAGTCACTCAAAACTTCCTCGAGCGATTGCAACAGCAGGTCATCGATCAGTTTTGCCGACCGTTCTACAAATACTGGCTGTGGCATGAAATGCAGGCCGGTCGCCTCGAATACCCCGGCGATGATTGGTGGCGCCACGAGTGGCTCGCCCCGCGCAAGATCACGGTTGATTCCGGCCGCGACGCCCGCGCTTACAGCGAGCAGCTCGACAAAGGCCACCTCAGCCCGACGCGCTACTACAACATGCTCGGCCTCCGAGCCACCGAGGAGGAGGACGATGTCATCGACACCTACCTGCGCCGCAAAGCCAAGTGCGACGCCCTCGGCCTCGATGTTTCGCAGGTCTTCCCGAACTCTCTCCGCAACGGCATCGCCGCGCAACAACCCGCCGAGTCGGATTCCGCCGACTCCGAAGATCAACCCGAAACCCAAGAAGGCGAAATGTTCGACATGCAGGCAAAAGAAAAACTCGACGCCATTGGCGCAGCCGTCCGCGCCGGTGTCATCACTCCCTCGCAAGAAGTCGAAAGCTCCGTCCGCTCCATGCTGGCTCTGCCCGTCATGGGCGAGGAAGTCCTCAGCGAGTGGAACACCAATCCGATCCGCTCGCCGATCACCCTCACCAACGCGCTTGCCGATCCAGACGAACCGACACCGCCACCTCTCCCCGAAGATTCAACACTCATCGAACCATGACCACACCCACCCAAAAATTCTATGCATTGGAAAAATCCGACAACGGCGAAGCAACGATACATCTCTACGATGAAGTCGGTGCTTTCGGCTCAGGCTCAAAAGAATTCCTCGCCGACCTCGGCAAGCTCGACGGCCAGCACATCCATCTCCGCATCAACTCCCCTGGCGGAAGTGTTGTCGAAGGCACGGCAATCTACAACGCCCTCCGTCGTCACAAAGGCGGGCTGACCGTCCACATCGACGCGCTCGCCGCATCGATGGCCAGCGTCATCGCCATGGCCGGCGCTCCCGTCTACATCGCCGACAACGCGCTGATGATGATCCACAACCCGTGGACCGTCAGTGCAGGCGACTCGGACCAGCTCCGCCGCGAAGCCGCTCTCCTCGACAAACTCAAAGACTCCCTCCGAAACGCGTATGTCCGCAAGACCGGCATGGAGGCCGACCGCATCGCCCAAATGATGGACGAAGAAACATGGCTGGACGCTGTCGAAGCCGTGGCCCTCGGATTCGCCGACGCCATCGAGGAAGGCGTCGCCGCCGCAGCCACCGCAACCCCCGCCCAACTCCGCGCCCGATTTGACAAGTTCGCGCAGGGCATGACCCAGCAGCCTGAAACCCAAGAGCCCACCGCTCCCGAAGTCCTCGACACCGTCGTCAGCGAATCCGCTCCCGAAGTTATCGAAACTCCCGCCCCCGAAATCGTCGAAGAGGTGGCAGTCCCTGCTGATTCCGTCGAGCCAACCCCCGAGCCAGAGCAACCTTCTCCCGCCGAACCACAAGCTCGCGCCACCGCAGCCGACGCGATCCTCGCCAAATACAACGAAGTCCTCGCCCGTGCCGAAGCCGCCGAAGCTCACGCCAAAGCGATCGAGTCGAAGCTCGACCTCGTGAAAGGCGAACTCGCCACCAAGTGCGAAGACCTCGACCGCCTCGAGCGTTCCCTCGGCCTCTCGCCTGCCCGCGTCGTTCCCGCCGTCGACCAAGTGCAGGACTCCGGATCGATCTACGACCAATGGAAAAGCGCCAGCGGAGCCGACAAAACCCGAATCTTCCGCGCCAACCGCAAAGCCCTCGAAGCCCATTCCAGACTCCATGGCGTTTGACACCACACCAATCACCGAACCCAACAACCACCTAACCACCACCACCCACTAAAATGGCAACTACCATCAGCTCCGAACTCAAACTGAATGTCGTCCTTGACAGCGCCCTCATCGCGCTCCGCGAGGCACTTCTCCCGATCAACTCCTTCTCGACCGTGTTCAACAGCGTTCCGCTGCAAGGCACCGACAAGATCAGCGTCCCGTTTTTCCCTCTCGCTACTGACGCGACGAGCGACTTCAACGGCACCTACGCTTTCGGCGACACGAACGCGATCAACTCCCGCGAGATCACGGTCAACAAGCGCAAGTATCAAGCCTTGAGCTTCACCAGCTCGGAACTCGCCCGCCAGCCTTACTTCAATCCTGAGCAACTCGGATTCTTGAAAGGCCGCAAACTCGCCGAGGACATCCTCCGCGACATCCTCTCGATCGTCACCGCCTCCAACTACGGCGCGGCGATCCACACCGGAGCGGCCTCCGCGTTCGACAGCGATGACCTCATCACCATCAAGACCGCGCTCGACCAGGCCAAATGGAGCAAATCCAGCCGCGTGATGATCCTCGACAACTCCTATGAAGGCGCGCTCCTCAAGGACGCCGGCATCAAAAACGCCGCCGCAGTCGGCAGCGCATCGGCCATCCAAAACGGCCGCCTGCCACAGATCGCTGGCTTCGATGTTATCGGAACCAACTTGATCCCCGGCAACAGCCAAAACCTCGTCGGCATGGTCGCACTCCCCGAGTCGATCTTGGTCGCCTTCTCGCCCATCCAGCCATCACCCGGCGTGCTCAACCACCTCACCAGCTACGAGACCGCCGTCGATCCAGAGACCGGCCTCACCATCGAATACCGCGCATGGGCTGACCCTGACACGGACACCGAGAAGCAAGTCCTCGAGGTCAATTACGGCTACGCTCTCGGCCACGCCGCCGCCCTCAAGCGCATCGTCTCGGCTTAATCCTGATGCGCCTCGCAATCACGCTCACTCGCACCGGCAGCACTTGGAAGGTGGAAAGCCTTCCGAGTGTCCCGCTCGGCGAGCAGCTCGCAGCCTTCAAAGCCAAGCAAGTGGCCGGCGAGTTGACCGCAGACGAGACGCTCGTCGTCTCCCTCGGCGACACGCTCAAGCGCCACATCTGCAAAGCCAAGCCAGCTGCTCCCGCCGTTGAGGTGGAAGCCGAAGAAGAGTCACCCAAGAAAAAGAAGTAATTCCCGCAAAGCGCCCGCACCGCGCTCCTCGCCCGCAAAAGCCCTCGCCGTTCTCACTCCGGCGGGGGCTTTTCTTTTGACACGGCCCCAGTGTCGTGTCGCCCAACGCTCGCAACGCCCTCGCCATCCGCTCCGCGCAACTGCGCCAAAGCGCCCACGGCACCGCGGTCAAGTTTCGCCAGGCTGAGATCCGCGTCTGCCTCGCTCCCGTTTCTATCGGCCTCGACCTCGAAACCGGCGGCCTCCGCCAAGGCGGCGAGTTCTCGATCCGTTTCCTCGCCGCCGACCTGCAAAGCCCACCCCGCCGAGGCGAAGCCGTCACCTTCAGCGCCAAGACCTATTTCCTCTCGCAGATCAGCGAGACCCACGCCCCCGGCGAATACCTCGCCACCATGTCGCCAGGAGGTGCCGCGT